CCAAATGTTGCAGTTGTATTTGTTGATGCAAGATGATTAGTAGTTTGCACGTTAATTGTCCCACCCGTAATGGTTACGTTTGAAGAGCTGACGTTTGTGCCACTAATATTTCCACCAGTAATGGTTACAGCATTTGCATTCTGAGTTGACATAGTGCCAAGACCAGTTACCGCAGAGTTAGCCACAACAATTGACACGTTTACAGCATTAGTTATCTGACCCTGTGCATTGATAGTGACTTGTGAAACAGTAGACGCATTTCCATATGTTCCAGCAGTAACAGTAGTATTTGCAAGGGAAATTGTGCCTGTGCCCGTAATAGGACCGCCAGTAAGCCCAGTACCAGTTGCAATGTTGGTTACTGTGCCGTTTGTTCCACCGCTACTGATTGCTACTGTCTTTAACATGATTACATCCCATCGCCGGGAGTCACATAGATAGTGGCTGTTCCACTAGAAGTGATACCCGTAAAGTAAGAGTTTGGCACAAAGGTAAGAATCTCATCAGTTCCGGCAAGCAGAGGAAATGATGGTCCTGTTGTTGTGACGACTGCACAATTGTTTCCTGCATCGCTGGCGCTTGTGCCGTATCCAAGGAATACAGTCACAGTTCCAGAATTAATGATGCGGTATTGGTTGCCACCAAGAGTAGTGGACAAACATTGAACAGCAGTAGGCGCAGCCACGTTAGCAGTGAAAGCTACCGTATTGCCTGTTTTAGTAAATGCGTTAAGACCCATTATTCACCTCATCTGCGGGAAGTGGTGTGTTGCCCTCTGCAAGCCACTCTAGGTAGGCTTGGTAGTCTGGATTGTTTTCATCAAACAAAAAGCTGGTAACTGAACCATTTTCATTGGTTGTTATAGCGGCATCCGCTTCTGTTTTACCAATACGAATATAGAGTTTGTAGGTTCTCATAGTTCACTTCCGTTAGTGTAAATATATGCGTTTGTTGCGCCTGATTTTGTATAAAAAATTGTTGAACTTCCTGCAACAAAAACTGCAGCTGTTGCTCCGTAATTTATAGTTATAGATGCAACTGAACCTGTATTTATAGTTATCGTGCTTCCAGTAGAATCTGCGGCGGCAGCAGTTAGCGAACCAAAATCTGCGGCAGCAGAAACAGTAATTGATGTTGCTGTTACCCTTGGTGTTACTGGAAGTGGCAACACAATTAAAGCGGCTGTTGTACTGATACATTGACCAGTTGCAAGATAAGTTTGCGCACTTGCTTGTCTCCATGCCATGCAATAGCGTTGGCAAAGTTGAAGTTCGGTGGTGTAAGGTCTGTAATCAAAGCTAGTTGCTGTTGAGCCTTTTTCTAGCTGTACGCCTGTGATGTAGAAAGTAGCTCCGTTTGTTCCGACTACTGATGTTGCGCCTGTGGCTGAAAGATAGTTAGTTGCTGCCCACGCTCCAGCAGTTCCACTATAAGTAGAGCCAACACCAAGACCCCAAAGAACTTGAAGTCCAACACCATTGGTTGCTCCTACCCAAGTTCCAGATGTATCACCAGCAATAGTGATAGTTTTTTGTTCCCAAGTGTTTGCTGATGAAATTGTGTATGTATAAGGATAAGAACGATTTGCGGCACTATTTCGCAAAGAACCACCAAAAGTTCCAGTCAATGAACTGCGAACCCAAAATGAAAGAGTAATTGTTGCCGCAGAAGCAGTTCCCCATGCTAAATCAGCAGTATTAAATCCTTCAATGGGTTGAGATATATTAAAATAATCAGTTGAAATAATTGAATATGCAGAAGATGATGTAACACCCAAATAGTTACTAAACCCAACAGGCGGTGTAACTGAGCCAGCATTTTGTTGAATTGTAAATTTTGATGCTTGGGATACAAGATATGAAAACCTGTCTAATGAATATGCAAAATTTCCAGTAGTTGTTGTACTTACACTCGCCCCCGCATTCCTTTGGTCAATCACCATTGCACCATTGATGATGCGGTTCTTAAAGCCAAAAACAGTTGAAGATGTCATGTTTTCAACTGTGACGTTAGCCATAGTCATGTTATTCAACGTAGTAACCGTGTTACCAAGCTGAACAGCGGTGTTGCCAAGCGTGATTGTGGTAGCAAAGTTGCTATCAAGCTGAGACAAAGGAATGCTTGATGTTGCGCTACCAAATGTATATGGAACTGCCATGTTAGAACCTCACTCTCAATTCGTGTTCGTACTCAAAACCGTTAATGACAAAATTTGGGTCTGTTGATGTCACCGTCATACCCAAATACTTACCCCATTGTTTTGCGTCTGTCTTGTATAGCGCATATCCACCGCCGCCATACCAAGAAATTACCGCAGAACTGTTGTTTATCCAAGAAATTACACTACCAGCATTATTAATCCAAGTGGCTAATTGTCCAAGCAAAACAGGAGTGCTGCTGCCAATTTCTGAATCAACCGTCACGGTAATTTCAGCGCCGCTAGTCAAGCTGGCTTCAACACCGACTTTCAAGGCTTGCTTTGTCCGAATCGGGTCTTTCATCGGATTCAAAGATGTTTGTACATAGCTATTGATGTTGGACGATGAATCCGAATACAAACGCACACAAGACGTTCCATCAGTACCGTACAAATTGATTTTTCCAGCTAGAGGCGCAGAAGTGACGTATTTCAGATTGTTGTCGTTGCTTGTGAAAAACCATTTTTTCTCAAAGAACAAGGCTTGGATATACCGAGCAGAACTAGATACGCCCTGCCCACCCGTATATCTGAAATTGAAGGCAGCACACAAAATGTTATTCAGCAACACTTGACCCGCATAAACCGGATTAGTAAAGTCAATGTTAGGGAAAACCCCATCTAAGGTGTCTGAAACTTTGGTTGTTGTTGAACCCACAAGGGCGTAAACCCCATAGTCGTTCATAAACAAAACAGACCGGAAATAGGGATAAATAGCGTTTGTAAGCCTAGAACCTACCGAGGCGCTCACGTTGGTATTCGTAAACAATGTGCTTCCAGCATTGGTCACCCGTACATCAGAAAAGACATTGATTGAGTCATCGCCAAAGATGTACAAAAAGTTGTTTGCTGACAAAAGCTGAGTAATGTTGCCGTGTAAGGTTGCGTCAGTTAACGTGATGCCACCAGCAGATACGCTTATGAAATCGCTGTAAGAACCAGCCCCGGTATAGCTTATTGTTCTGCCGTTGGCTATCCAAACCCTGCCAGAAAAAGATTGAACGCCTACATTTGTGCCGGTATTAATAATGGCTTTAGCCGTGGCGTTAGACCCGCCGCCACCAGTTATGCTGACCGTGATATTTGAAGAATTGGTGTATCCGCTGCCGACATTGGTCATAACCACTTGGGTGACAATGTTGCCGGAAATGATGCCTTGACCAGTAGCGCCAGCACCACCACCGCCAGTAATTGATACCGACAAATTAGATACGTTGCTGTAACCCGTACCGCCACTTGTAACCAGCACCGAAACTGTGCCTTGGGCAAAAGTCGTGATACCAGCAATAGCATTTGCACCTGACCCGCCGCCACCATTGAACGTAATTGTTGGGGGGCTTGTATAGCCTGTTCCAGCCTCGGTTATAAAGATGGAATTGACAATACCGGTTGTGATTGTTGCGTTAGCCGTAGCGCTTGTACCGCCGCCCCCTGTAATAGTTACAGAAGGGTTTGTTGTGTATCCCGAACCCACATTAGTGATGGAGATTGCAACAACATTGCCGGACTGAATAGTAGCGCCAGCCGTTGCTTGTGTGCCGCCAGTAATGTTAGGCGCACCAATAGTTACCGTTGGAACAGAAGTAAACCCACTACCAATATTGGTAATTGCAATGCTTTGAACGCTGCCTGACCCGGTTGTGATGGTTGCTACCGCAGTTGCTTGAACACCGTTTGCTGTGTTTGGCGCAGAAATAATGACTGCTGGCGCTGATGTGTAGCCAGAACCGCCGCTGACAATTCCAATCTGACCAAGAGAGCCAATAGGAATAAGGCTTGTGCCATCCCAAGTAAAGTAACCTTTAGCGGGGTCAAGAATCAAAACACGGTCATTTTTCCATTGACTGATGTTGATACCGGAAGAACTGAATGTTCCGGCAGCAGCCAAAGTGCCTTTGGCATTTGTGTCTAGGCGCACATACTCAGCGCCACCATTAGTTTCAAACGCAACAAGATAGTCAACTAAGTTAATACTTGCTGACGCAAAATACGTTACGGTGCTTGCAAAGGTAACGCCAACATTGGAATAGGTAGGCGTAATCTTGAGGTTGCCATAACCAATAGGCATAGCATTCTCAAGCCAATAAAATTCATCATCAGCAATAGCCGTTCTGTTCGCCTTGGTGTTAACACCTTTGAACTGTTTGACAACCTCGTAGGATTTTTTTTGCTCTGCGGCTGCCATGATTTAGAACGGTGTTGAGTACGGGGTTGGTATCCTTCTTGTAAACACAGATACCAATACAGATTGAGTCTTTTGCTTGTACTGCTGCAAATAAATTTCAGCTTCACCAAACGATTGCTCGTAGTATTTGGCAAGGTGAGCCGCATAGAACTGAACAACAGTATCGTATGGGTCATTGATGGT